TAGCACTTGCGAACGGCGGTGCCGCTGTCGTAAGGCAGCAAGTCAGGAGCCACGCACTTGATGGACATGCCCATGAGGTTGATCACCTCACCGGTATGCAAGCGGCGGAGTTCCGAATAGTCCGAGGACGTGAATTCAGGTTCCTTGAGGAGTGCCGCAATCTGATTGTGCGAGATCACCAAGACCACCGGGCTGTTGCCCTCCACGTCTTGACCGGTCACGGAGGCCGCGCCAAGCAAGCGGTTGACTTCCAGAATCTTCTCGAAGTTCAAGTTGGAGTTGGTAGCGCCCAGGGAAACGCTGATTTGTTGGCCGGCAGGAAGTGCCACGCCCACAGAACCGGTCTTGCCAGTTTGCACGGTGCCACGAATGCCGTCGATCAGGGTCTTGTCACGGTCACGGCCGGCAGCAGCGAGTTGCAAGCGCAGCACTTGGCTATGGGGAGAACCCACGGAGCCGAGTTGGAGTGCCTCGCGGCGATCGAGAATGTGCGCCGAGTCCTTGAAGTTGATATACAAGTGGCGGAACTCGATGTCGAGATCGTCAGGATTGGTGTCACCAAAACGAGTGGTGATCTGACGGGCGGCGACGGATGCCAGCGTTTGGTAACGCTTCGATTCGCCATTGATGATTTCCGTGTTGACGTAAGACTCAAGACGGGAAGTGAGTTGTTGGACACCCAAGCGCCATTGGTCAGCAAAGAGCAATGGGAAGGCATCGGGAACGATATTAGTAAAGGCCATGATGTTGGTAAGTTAGAAGGTTGGAAACAAACGATTTTCACGAGTGTCCGCTTCTGCGGGTCGCCTCCGGTCCATTGCTGGGCCGTGGTGTCCTTACCGGGTCACAGGGTTAGTGTGAGTGTCCTCAGGCCTACGCTGGACAGATTGCCAGCCGGGCGCGTTTCCTTCAATTTCCCTGCTGGGAAACAAAAAACCCGGCCCCCACTGCCATGGGAAACCGGGCTTTCTTCCGTGGTAACACTACGCCACAGAAAACTTGTTAGCCGCGCCGCTTCATTTGCGCAGCTTCCAGCGCATAGAGATCATTCACTTGTCGCGCTAGATCCGGATTGCGTTGCCATTGTGGGTTTGCCACCTGGATGGCCACCGCTTGTTGCCTTGGCGAGTGACTGCCGCTAGAGACTTCCGCCCCTTGCCCTGGCAGTCCGCCAGCGCCGCGCAGCTCGCGCCGTGCCGTGTCCACCATACGCACCACCGATGGATGGGAGAGCGCCGCTTGGATCACCGGGTCCGCCAGTTCATCCGCTGAAAACCTCGTGGTCACGAATGCCCGGTTGGCTTCCAGCCTGGATCCGTATTCGTCACCCCATTCCTTTTGAAACGTCGCTTCACTGGCTTCCGCAAACTTGCCGATCCGTTCCATGATCCGGCCCTTGCCCTCGTTGGCCATGTTGGCGATGGTTTCCAAGTGGCGGTTGGTCAGTTCTTGTGCGGCCCCGGCTGGCACGTGGTGCTTGTGGAAAATGTCAGCGTAAGCCTTGGCATCCTCATCGCTCCAGGTCAGCCCTTCTGGAAGGGCGTCCGGCTTGAGGGCGTAGCCTTCCGGCGCTTCCGGCACGCCCGCTTCCCGGCGATACGCGGTGATGTCCTCATGGCTCGCCCCTTCCTTGGGATAGCTGGATCCCACGGCCTTCTTGCCCACGAGTCCCAGCATGTCATCCATCGTGCGGAACAGTGCCGCCTCATCCCCCGCAAGTGCGGCCTTGGTAGCCAGGCGCTCGTAGCCCTTGGCTCGAAGCCCTTCCGTCCAGCCTTCCACGAACTTGCCCTCCTTGGCGATATGCTCGCCAAAGAAATGCGCGGGTGGCGCCGGGGTGGCGGGAGTGGCCTGGGCGCTTGGCGCTCCGGTCATGAATCCGCCGGCAGGAGTCGCGGCGGGGGTGGTTGGCGTGGCCGGTGTTGCCGGTGTGCCCTCGGTTGGGGTGGCGGTGTCGCTCATGGTATTTTGGGGAAAGGGGTGGCGGGGGTCGGAATCGAACCGACGGAGGCTTGCTTATGAGACAGGCTGGAATCCAATTCACCCCACGGTTCGGAAATCATTCAGGGTTTTGATCAAGCCATGCTTGCCAATTCCACGTGCGGTATGTCGCCGCCATGGTTTCCGGAAAATGTTTCAGCCTCCAGCGGATCACCGCCGGGGTCTTTTCGCCCTGGTCATTGTTTGCCACGGGTTTGGGTGGCGCGCACCCATCCGGCATGCCTTTAGGAAGTGGCGCGGGCTCCACATCATGCGTCACAGCCGGACAGGGTGCCATGATCACTTCAGGCTTTGGCATGACGGGCTTTGGCGCGCGGTTGCGCACTCGCTTCTTGGCGGGCGTTGGAACGTCGGGATTCATAACGGTATGGGAAAATCTGGATTGCCCGAGCGGATCATGCGCACCAGGTGCATGATGGCCGCGCGCTCGCCATCGCGCACCGCAGCGCGCAGGGCATTCACATCGCCACGATCACCGCAGGGCAGGAAGCACCGGCCGGTCACATCGAAGCGTGCCACCAGGTGGCCGAGGATTTCCTTGCCGGCATCGGTGGCGAACAATTCGGCCGCCACTTGGCACAGTCGGTTTTGATCTTTCAGGTGTTCCGCGCGGGTTTTGGCCGCGGCTTCTTGCTTGTCGGTGAGGGCACTCATTGAGGAATCGCTTGGCTCATTTGCTCGCGCATGTCAGCAGGCACCTTGCCCGCCGTGGCCGCCACGTTGGCCGCCTGTTCAGCCATGGCCATTTGCGCTTGCGCTTGTTGGGCTTCAGCGCGCGCCGCCTGCATGGCTTCCACTTCCTTTTTCGGGCGAATCCAGCTTTCCGGCAGGCCCGAGTTGCGCGCCGCCTCGCGGATCACCACCGGCAGATTCAGCGCGTCAATGGCTTCCGGGAACATCTGCAACATCGGTTGCGCCATTTCCATGAAGCCCATCAGGCTGCCATTCTGGCGCGCCTGCATGGCCAGCATGATGCGGTTTTTGTAAAGCACCGCAGGAGCCGCCACGCCAGTGGGTTTGCCATTCAGCATGCCCACCACGCTGGCCGGTGGCGCACCGAAGACGCCCGCACGCATCAGCACACCGAAGAGGCGGGCCAATACTGGATCGAGCATTTCAGAAACCAGCCGGCCGAAGACCGGGGAAAACTGGGTGAGCTTCTCGCCAGAAATCATGCTGGCTTCCGTGGCCGTCATCGGTGCCCGCTCTTGCGCGCGCATCGAAAACAGTTGGAACAGATCGACATGGAACACTTGCTCGATTTGTTGGCGCTTGTCCTGCATCCGGTCCTTGGCCACGTCATAGCGGCCGGAGGTCGCCCACTCGCGCAGGATGGCCGCACTGTTCGGGTCCGTCGGATCCACGTAGGTGATTTCAAGCGCACCCTGGCCGATTTCACCTTCCAGCGAACTCGGTGCGATCAATGGCGGGAACACGGACTTTTCCGCCGCCACATCCGCCAGCTCATTCAAAAATTGCAATTGCCGCGCATCGCCGATGGCAATGGTGCCCGGCCCGAAGCCCCACACGCAATGTCCGAAGCGCCGGAAGCGGTGCACCGCAAACGGAAATTCATCATAGCCGTCTTCGTCCACAATGGCCTTGGTCTTTTCATACACCACCATGGACACCCACGGCTTCTTGGCACTATCAGGCGCATCATTGGCCGCTGCCTCAGTCCGCTTGAAGATGGCATGCACGAAGTCATGCGTTTCCGTGGACGATTGCGGGTCATTCACCTTGCTGCGGAGTTCTTCCGGCAAGTTCTCTTCCCCAAACTCTTCCGCCGCTTGGCGTGCTGTCAGCTTCAGTTCCCGGTAAAAACAATTCACCCGGCCCTTAGCATCCTCCGCGATGTAATACGTCTGGATTGGCTGATGCCGGAAATGCAATTCCCCGCGGTCATCCAGATCCCCCAGGTAAAGCGCCGCGGTGCCGAACACCGGGCTGGAAATGTAACCCTCCTGAATCTCCTCGTAGAAGTTCGAGCTTTCCAAGTATTCGCGCGCCTGTTCGCTGGCATCCCGATAGAAGCGCACCGCGTCATCATCGCCGCGCAGGTGCTTGGGGGCCTGATACTCAAACCACACCTCTTCCCGTGGCGTCACCAGTGACGCCAGCCCATTGGCCAGAATCAGCGCCGCGCGTCGGCCGGTGCTGTCAAAGATCTTCGCCGCCCCATAAATGTCCGGCGTGGCACTGCCACGGGTCAGCCGGAACGGCATGAATTGTTCGCTCAGTTCGTCCCAATGGGCTTCCAACGGCATACGTTGCCCCTTGAGCTGGTCACGCGTCTTGATGATGGCTTCGCCGGTCATGATCGTTTAGCCTCCCAGGAAACTGGTGCCGCCTGGAGCCGGGGTTTGGCTGGCACCGCCCAGGGCGGGACCGGAAAGGAATGATTTGCCGTATGAACTACCACGCCGGCGGCGCAGCATTTCGGCCGATCCTTCCGCATCAGCGTCCGCAGTGGTTGGCACCGCCGCGGGTGCGGGCGGCGGAGGTGGATCTTTTGGTTTCGAACTGCCCATAACGTCCACCAGAGTGAACGCCCGCCCGTCCGTCCGCTAGTTCCCTAGCGGGAAACGATGCACCCGCAACCGCTCGCCCCGGTGAAAGCAGATCCACGGCAGCGGAAACGGCACCACCTCACGCCAATCCTTCACCGTCCCGGCCCACAGCCACACATGCCAGCAATTGCCAGCAGGAGCCACACAGCGCGGATCCAGCATCAGGTCATTGCTCCAATCATGCCGCACTTGCCGCCCAAGCACAAACCGCGTTGGCCCGCTGATCACATGCCCATGGAACAAATGGGCTTCCAGGATTTCCCGAAACTCCACATCAGGGCAATGCGCCTGGTGCCAGCGCGCCGCGGTTTCGTAAGGCGTCATCGTGAATATCTCCCCGCGCTTGCTTTCTTCTGCCGCAAATGACCAGGGCGCGTTTCCCGGATCACTTCGCCCGCTCCCTTGAGCAGTCCATTCAGTAATGCTTCGGCCAGCATGCGGAACGCATCCGCGTCATGGCTCGCCCAATCATGCACCGGAATGCTGGTCTGATGGCCCGATGTCCGTTCCTCCTTCGTATGGTAACACTCCAGGCTTTCCAGCAGCTTGGCGCACTTGTCCTTGTGAAACACCATGCGCGGCAGCAGCTCCGCCGCCTTGTTGATGCCCGGCCACACCTCGCGGCAGCGTGGCACGATGCGGATGCCTTCCAGCCCGGCTTCGCGCATTTGTTGTTCAAAGTTCTTGCCGCTCTTCTCTTGTGCCGCCGCGTCATGCGGGAAGTAATGCCCGCCGTAAGCGTAGCCCTTGGCCAGCATGTGTCCCACCCTCGCCGCCGGTTCCAAATCCAGATTGGTGTCATGATCGATCAGATGGATTTCCCGGCCCACCATTTGGAAATACACCGTGCGCGTGTTCTTCGGACTGCCCAAATCCCAACTCGTATAAACCAGTTCCGACCGATCCCACGGGAAATTCATCACCCGCCCTTCCGCCTTGGCCGCATCGATGAACTTGGCATAAATTGCCCCCGGTATCGGTGCCATGAAGCATTCTGGCAGCGTTGTCGGATACTCCGCAAATCTTGCTAATCCCTTCGGCAGCGCCACCTTGTAATACCACAGCACTTGCGCCGGCGTGAAATCGTAGCCGGTTTCCTTCCGCGCCTGGACGAAGTAAGCCAGCGTGTCTGCATCCACTTGCTCGACGTTCCCTTGCAGTTGGTAAGCTGGATCCCGCCACCACGGGAAAAAATACAGGTGGAAATCCGCCGCCGTCATGTCCTCCGGCCGCGTGGTCATCGCCCGATCCGTCAGATTCCACAAGTGCCCGCGCTTGCCGCCCATCCACGTGGTTTCGATGAACACCACGCCTTCCTTGGCCGATGGCAGCGCACCCGTCATGATTTCCTCAGAGCGGGCCGGGTCTTTGTGTTGGATCGGTCCCCACTCGGAAACGTGCAGCCCTTGGTTCGTGCCGCCCCGTGCATTCATCCCGCCGAAGATCGTGCTTGGCTGTTCATTGCTGCCCCGCATTTTCACCGCAAACTCGGAATCATTGGCTTTGCAGATGTCGAACATTTCGCGCAGCAGATCCGGCATCGAGTCATAGGCCGCCTTCACCTTGTGCCGCAGCTTCAGCGTGGCATCCCCTTGGGTTTGATCCACAATGCTCCCCTGGTAGCCCTCGCGCCAGATTGCCGCGTCCGCCAGTATCAGGCAAATGACAGTGGACATGCCAAGCTGCCGGGCTTTCAAGATCAGAATATTCCGCTCCCCGCGCACATGCACCGCGTCGATGATGTCCCGCTGTTCCGGTGTCGGGACAAATGGCACCATCCGCCCGGTCTTGGCATCCTTCACTTCATACAGATTGCAAAGCCGCCACACCGGATCTTGCACCCGCCGCTCCAGGTTCTTCAGGTCATCGTCGCTTAAATTCATCATGACTTTCGGATCCTCCCAATGATGTCGGCCAGCTTTTCAGACAGATCCACCTTCACCTCTTGCGGTTTGTTCCAGCCCATGATTTCCGCCAGTTGCTTGGCCGCTTGTATCTTGCCCGGCATTTCCACCAGAAATCCGCCTTCCATGTCCACCTTGACCTTTTGCGCCAGATCCGAGTCTTGCCCCACTTGGCCCACCGGGGTCTTGATCACTTTCACCAGAAAGCCCACCAGATCATCCCGGCTGAAATCGGCTTGTTTGCTGGCAGCCTGCCGCAGCATGGTCAGGTATGAAGCCACCTTGACACTTCCCAACAATCGACTTGCCGCCTGGTCCGCCACATCGCCGCGTGCCGAGTAGCCCGCCAGCTCATACGCTCGCCCTGCCGGATGGCCACTCACGACCAACTCACACACCCGCCGCATCCGGTCATTGATCGGCCGTTCCGCTTTTGTTTTTGGTTTCGTTTTCATATCATTTCCCCACTAATTTTTTCAATTCTCTCACACCATCGCCCGTGAGGCGATACACATGTTTGCCCGGCGGCCCGCCACAATCCACCAGATCGAAGTCGGTCAGCCGCTCCAGCGAATTCCACACCCCGCTTTGACTCGCCCCGCAATCCTCGACCACCCGCGAAAATCGCCGCGGTTCCGCCGCATGCGCCAGGGACACCAGCACCAGCACATCGAGGTCAGAAAACCGCTTGCCGAATTTCCGCACCACCATCAGCCGCAGGAAGCCCAGCAGCGTGGCCTTCACCTTCCCCGGCTTGGCAGGTGCCACCGATACCGGCAGCCCTTCAATCATGTTGTCGAATTCGAGTTGGAGCATGGCAGTTTGGAGTTAAGGCACAGGAAGCAGTAAGGTTTCATCGGTCAGCCTGGAAACGATCGGTGCAAACCGCGCCCGCGCGCTTGCCGTGCCGCTGGGATCCAGCGCCCGCTTCATGATGCCCGGCGTGTCCAGCATCAGCGCCGCTTCCGTCACCACCTCGCTGGGGTCCGGGTTCATGCTCCAGTTGGTTGGCAACTTCCGGCCGCTCCGGCTTTCCACCAGATTGAAAAACGCGCTTTCCACCACGTCCGTCCACTTGTGCTTGCCCAGGTCATCGAGAAAAAGCACGTCGCAGGCTTGCCAGCGTTTCATCCACCGCTTGGCGTCCGCCCCATCCTCCTTGTCGAATTCCCGTTGCGCCGCCCACTGAAACGAATTCGCCGGGCACCAGCCCACCGACAAGTCTTGCGCAATCGCCCGCCGCGCCAGCAGCGCAAACACCCGCGTCTTGCACCGCCCACTTGGCCCGATCAGCGCCACGCTTTCCGCCAGCGGGTGAAATTTCAACATGTCCCACAGCGGCCGGTTAAAATCCGCGTGCAGGGGATCGGTTTCCCGATACTTGGCCGGAATGGTTTCATCCCAGATCGCCAAGCGCTTGGCCCTGATCCGCGCCCTCGCCGCTTCCGTCTCCCGTTCCTCTTGCGCCGCACCACAGGCCGGGCAGAGAAACCGAATGCCGCGCCGCAGATCGAGCGTGCCCACCAGAATCGGTTCGTATTCCGTGAATTGTCCGCACCCATCGCAGGCCCGGTTGCTAACTGTCGTTTCGAGTATTGCGTTCATAATTCAGAATTTCAACATGGAGTCATCGCCATTCACCCCGGCACCCACCGGCACCGAGCGGATGGCTTTCGGCTTCCGCCCACCCAGGTCCAAGGTGATACCCTTCGGCGCGCTTTCCATCCGCGCCTTCACCCGGCTTTTCCAATTGTCCGCCGGTTGATTCCAAACATCCTCTTCGAAGAACTTTTCTGGATTGGTCACGAATTGCGTCCGCTCCGCCGCCGTCCACTCCGCCACCGCCACCGCATATTTCTTGGTGCCCTCCAAGACCACCAGCGCACCGTGCCGAGTCACCGCACGCAGCGCCGCACGCAGCGCCGGTTGAGTGAGTGCCCTTGATGGGTGAGCTTCACAGCATTTCCGCGCCGCCGCAGAAGATGCGTCAGCATCTTCATTCTTCTCTTCTCTTCTCTTCTCTTCTCTGGTCCGCTTTCCGTCCGCATTGCGTGCGGACCTTTTGCGCTCAGTTTCTTGGCAGCGGCGCTTCGCGGTTTTCCCGTTGTGCTTCTCAAACCTTGGAGCCACTAGGAATCCATCGCCTATCTCTAACCAGTCAGCCTTAGCCATTGCGTTGGCCAATCCCGGAAAGCCTATCACCTCATCCAGCAATTCCGGGGTGTAACCTTCCAGCCGCCCGCAATCGGTATGCTCGTCAAACAGACACCATGCGGACAAAACGCCGCCAAGTGTCCGAAATCTGTCCGCTTTCAATGCGCCTGCAATGCGGACGATCCGAGGATCGTTCGGCAGGCTTTTTCTTACTTTTATCCAGTCTCCAGCCATATAAACAGTTGTTTGATTTAGTGTTAAACGTCAGAAAGATCCGCCGGCGGCCAGTCCTTCAAGTGACTACGCACGCCCAAAAATTTGCCGGGCTTCTCCACCCGCTCGCCCGTCCACTCATCGCGGTAAGGTTTGAAAATTTCCCGGCTAAACATCGTCAGCCGCTTATCCATCGCCAGCGCCACGCGCCCACCCGAGAACCGCACCCACACCGGGTCATCTGCATCTTGCCGGCCGGTGAACACCTCCGCCCGTGGCAGCCGTGCCACCAGTTGCAGCAGAGACAGCCGCACCCGCTTGTCATTCACCAACCAAACCGGCGACGGTGCCAGCTTGCCTTTCAACCACAGCCCCACCTCGCCCGTCGTGGCCAGCTCCGCGCCACGCTCTGACATCAGCCGCCATTCCTCATCCTTGCCCGCAGGCCAGCGCCCCCAAGGCAGCTTGCCAAAGCGTGCCACAAACTCCGCACCCGCTTCTGGAAACTCATGATCCAGCCACGCACCCCGCGCCGCGCGCAAAGCCACATAACCATTTCCTGCCAGTATCTCGCCATTATGCCGGCATGCACGGCCCAGCAGATGCCATTCGCTTGGTGGCAGGAATTCCGCCAGCGCTCCCGCTGGTAATGG